GTTTGCGAAAACCCAACCACTCTTGGCTGCTTGCGCTTCCATGGTGTGATCGTGATAATGTGTTCCACTCTTAACCATCGGGGCGACGAATGCAAAGCAACCATCAGCAGCAGCGTCCATGGAGGCATCCTTCAGCATCTTATTGACTGCATTTTCGAATGTCTCGCCAAGCCAGTAGTTTCTAGCCTCATTTGTCGATGCTCCAACAACAGCCGTGTTTGTGTTGTGTGGCGTAGTGTTGAGAGCCTTCCGAATGAATTGGTTCGAGCTAGGTGCAAAGTTAATTGTAACAGTGTCGTCAGCGGTGCCGGCAATCGATGAGCTAGCGTTTGCTGGATCGTGTCGAATCGTAAGCTTGAATTCTGCGCCGGCGCCTGACGACTCAAAAAGATGTGTCGAGCCTTGTCCGACGTCGGTACCACCAGCTAACGTTCCACTGAGTGCTACGACGGTATCGGCTTCAGTGTAGATAATAGCACCAAGAGTACCAGTTACCTGAGTTGAGGTGCTGTGGATGTTAGAGGCAGAAGGCATAAGCCAAAGTCCCCATGCTCCACCACGTCCGGTATCATCTTCGGTAGAGTTGCTCCATCCAGCTTCACCAGTGGTTGCAACCCGATTGTCGTCTTCTTTTCCAACGAGGCGAACGACAGTGATACCTCCTTGATTTTTTAGCCACGCATATGCGGCGTATGCGGCATAAGACGGGGCGGAATAGTTTCCGTTCCGCGAAATATCAGCGGAACCGCGTCCACTAATCATGTCACCAAAGACTTCTGTAAGGTGAGCCAAAGAATCAACTTTGACTGGGCGCATTGTTGGCCCTCTCTCAAACCTCCCAATAACAAGTGGTCCTGGGTCTACGGGGTCTCTTCGGCGTAAAGATTGATCAATCTCAGCAACCTGTACTCCCGGCGAAACAAATCTAAATTTATCAATTGGCATATCGTATGTTCTCCTTTCGAAAATAAATATGAAAATCTATATTCAATAATCATAGTAAATAGTAAAGATTTTACCCAAAAGAAATATTTGAGAAGTTATTCTTTATAAAATGGTTTTGAGCCGGAACGATTTTCTCTTGTAGGCTCTTCTTCGAACACTACTCGCTCTCTGCTCATCTTAACTTCTACTATATTTTCGTATGTTTGTCGGTTATTTAATCTTTCATTTTTCTCGGCACCTATCAGATAACCAAGGACATTGATGCTGATTGTCGTATTGAAGATTCTTTCCTCTTCCTCTAGGGTAGCGGAGTTGCCTTCAGTTGCAAAGCTTCCATCAATAAAAGCCTCAAAACGATGGTTGTCGTGCTGAAGGAGAAAGTAATTCTTGTTTCTTCCTATCTTTGTGTGCCCAGAGATAAATGGAGTTACCATAGTATTCATTTGCTGAAGATATTCAGATCTGAGTGAGATTTCATATTTCACCTCGACATACACAGGCACAGGAATGAACGTTGTTTCGTAAACAACTTTATCTTTTTGATTTACAGGGCGTGTATCAAACATAGGAGAGATGTTGGTTGGCAACTTATCCCTTGAAGATGGTATAGTTCTTTGAACATTGCCGACAGAGCCCGATGGGCCTTGCTTTTTTGAGTTTTGCGCTGCTTTGAAAACTCCTGTCTTCTTTTGGTTTATTCTCGTAGAAACTGGAATCCACCCACCAAGTCCCAAGTCTGGAACATTGCCCGGTACAGGCGATTTGGATGGATTTTTGGTTACCTCTTTTCGCTCAAGAGTTATGAGAGGCAATTTCAAAAGCCCCTCCTTGTCTCTCAAATTTAAATCGTGCTTCATTTGATAAGTACGTTCTGCGCCAACCCAAATGACAGGCACCTTGGCAAACCCTCTATTTGTCATAACATGAAGATTGAGGTATTCCTCAATATACTTATGTATCGACGTATCTATTGTCTCCAACGTAGACGGCATGAATTGGACACCGGTTTCATCTTTATTCGCCATGGAATACCCCCTCTCTAGCTCTTACGCACTTGGCAGATATTTCCATTCTGTGCTCAATCTGCCCAAAAATTAACTTTGGCTCCATAAGTGTTACCACTTGGTAATACAAATTGCCATAAAGAACAAAATCACCTTCCTTAACTTGCAAGTCCTGATCCTCTGTTAGCCTTCTTTTGTGGAAATGGACAACAATCGAAGATTGCTTGTCGATACCAATCTTGTCAGTGTAAGCTGACTGAATTCCTTCCCACTCTACCAAGGCTTTAATCTCGATTGGTGGCAAAAAATTCTTTTCCAGTGCTTCACCGTAGATTGGATGAAACTTTGTCGTGTTGTAGTCAATAGGATAATAGATAATAGTCTGCCCTATGACTCTCTCGATGAGTTCATCATTAACTTGCTTAACCAAATCCCTCTCTTTCTTACCTGTAAAGAGAGGTGGCGGTGCCTGATGCGGCTGTTTCCATTTGTTATCTTTCTTCGACATCTACCTACCCCACAAATATTGTTAACGGAACAGCTTTCTGAACAGCAGCAGCATTTTCCGTGAAAGCCTTATCATCTTCAGCCAACTTAGTGTATGTAAGCTCGTCAAGTACTTTAATCAATTCTTCTCTGAGTGCTCCCTGTTCCTCTTTAGCTTGTGATAAGAGATCACCGCCATTAAGGCTAACAGATTCACCCGGAATCGGAATTGAGTTACCAAATTTCGAACGGACTTGCCCAAGGGTTTCTTTCGATAGTGCAAGTGCATACCTCCTTATCCATTGTTTTCCTAGAGAATTGATATTCTCAAAAGGAATATTTTCAAATGGCAGCGTGTTAATGTTATTCACTCCAAGCACTCCAATGTCTGGATCTGTCTGCAAGTACGGATCCGTTGGAATGGTGAATTCAAACCAATATGTGTCTGCTGTGACGTTATTTGGCTGCGGGAACAGTCTTAGCTTGTTATTCCTCAACTCGTATGAAAAATGTGAGTTTCTGGTATAGATTGCATCTTCAAACTGCATCGCTTGAATTTTGTTTTGCCATGTTGGAATAACTTCAAATGTCGAATCATCTGAGTATTGTCCATAATTTGATAAGTTACCTACAGAATTTAATCCACCGTAGTATCCATAAAATCTCCACATTGAATTGGGCGTCTTGTAATAGACTTTCCTGATTTCAACCTTATTGTTGCCAACTAGTCCAGCCCAAGGAACAGTCTCGCCGGTGCCTTGATCTTTGCCGGCTGTGGAAGCTGCTTCCAAGATTGATTGCAAATCATAGTCTTGCTGGCTTGCAGTTGATGCGAAAGATGCAGAATAAATCGTTACGTTTCCGCCAACGCCCGCATCGATACCAACACCATCAGCAACACGGCGAGCATATGCAAACTCAAATCTTGGGAATCTCATCTGGACTCCTGTTCCAGACAGAGAAGACGATAGAGAGCCAGAAACTAATTGTCCGTCCTCATCGAACGAACCTGTTGTCGTACCAAGCAAGTCAGAAAGAACGTTTTTGGCTTGATGTGTATTGACGATATATGAATATTCCAGAACTGCAGCCTCATAGTCTGCGTATACGTTCTTCGCGGTTATTTCAATATCGAGGATGTCGCCGCCCAGCCTCTTATAAGTGTAGGCAACCTGATCGACGGCGCCTGATATAAACGAACTTTCGCCGGCGTAAACAGCTAGCGGTAAAGACGCAGAAACTTCATCATGATTGCCAGTGACAGGCAATACAATTGCACTGACAGAAGATGAAGGAGATAAAGTTGGAAATGACATGCATGGTACCCTCCGTAGTATAAATAGGTTGTTGGAGGATTAAAAGTTAGTCATTTTTTTTAGCCAGAGTCGCCTTCTTGGCTCTGGGCTTGCGAGTCCTCGTCGTCTTCGATTTTGCTGCTTTCGCTTTTGTCGTCTTTTTAGCTTTTGGAGGCTCTACTTTTTGTTCGATTTCTTGTTCGAGCTTTAATTTAACTTTTTGCTCTTCAGCTTCAAGCCTTTCAGCCTCTTGCAGTCTAAGCCTTTCGACTTCTTCTGCTTCAGCGATGGAGGCTTCTTCTATTTTTTTGGCTTCCACTTCTTCATCTGTAGGAATGCCTAGAATTTTCCGTCCCAGTCTCCAACGTTCGGGGCGCACATTCTTAAATTTGGGCGTAAACATCGCCCTTCTACGTTTTCCCATTTATCCCTCCGACTTGCTAGCAGAGCGGGCGGGCGCCTTTCTAGGGGCGGCAGCTTTTCTTTTAGGTGCGGCTGCGCGGGAAGCCTTTTTAGGGGCAGCTTTGGGTTTTGCGGCTTCTGCGCGTCGGCGCTTTGCCGCTGTTCTTCTTCTTCCAGACATAAAGAGTCCTCCTTTTCTTCTATTAAATAGTATGTAAAAAGCAAAAAAGCTCCCCTCGCAAAAGGGGAGCCTTGTATATTGTGTTGTTATATTCTACAGATCTGGCGGTATCACAAACCCGGTTAATCTCAAAAGAAGCTTGCCAGCAGTGATTTCATTTGCATCACCTTTGGTTGTCCCTCCAGAGAAAGCACCAACTGAGATTCCTGCAGTTAACTGCGGATCATCTACAAGATAGTTAGTTTGGTTTCCACCAACTCCTGCAGCACTAGTCGTAACAGTAATCGTCGCGGAGCTTCCATTGGTTGGACTAGCAGAGAAGTTGGCATGGTTATCGATTCCCATCGCGATACCTTGAGCCAATTGAGCAGCAGTTGCAACTGAGCCGTAATTGAATTTGTTCGCCGCTGCGGATCCGCCGAAGGCAGTTCCTGCATGAGCAACAAAATCAACAGCAGTTCCAGCGGCGTTAAGCAGCCGAATCAATGTGACTCCAGTGCCAATGTTATCGCCGGTGGTGTCTGTAACGGTGATTTCGGCAGTCGCAGTGCCGACTGCGGTAGTTGCCTGTGAGCCGAGGGCAACGTAGAGGTATTTATCTTTTACGTCTCTTGCGTTATACTCTTTAAGGGTATGCAAGCCCAATGCGGTTCCGATGTCGGCGGTAATCGCAGCATCGTTGCCAGCAGGGGAGTTAAGTACCCCATCATTGTCACCATAAACTAACTGAAAAGCGTTTGCTCCAGTTAAAACTCCTGCTGAGCCAACTGGCGCCTCTAGACAGACAGTCTCTACATTAGTCACTACTCCAAAAACATCTTCATCCAATTTGCAGATATAGCTACCAGAAGTGCCGTGTCCTAAGACATCCAGCGCTGCGGCGGCAGCACCTCCACTAATTACAGTTTGCTTCGAAGAGCCTAAATCAATTATGATATCCGTAGTGAGCTTATATCCTTCGCGGTGTTGAGTCGCTGAAGAGATACAATTCTTCATAAAGTCAGATGCCCCAATTGAGTCAACGACATTTTTTCCTTCCTTCTCGACAGAGTGCAGACGCGCTCGATTCATTCTTTTAATTCCCATTTTCTTTTCCTCCTTTAATATTATTGAAAATCATTTTATAAATCAGCCGGTACAGCAAAGCCGTGTAGGTAGATAAGAAACTTGCCGGCACTCATATCAGCATTTGAGCCAGTTTCGCCAGCACAGATGTACAGATACTTGTCTGC